GTGACTTTGTTGGTGACTGTATCGTATGTGGCGTCCACCGCCTCGTCGGTCGATACCAGTGACGCAAGGGACTGGCCGAGCGTGTCGATGTCAGATATGTTGGGCGCAATGGTGTCCCAGTCGGTGACGCGCGCGCCGTTGTAGTAGTGGTGAACGTTGCCGTCCGAAAACCGCGCCACGACATACGGCACGCCATTGTAGGTATCCACGCTGAGGATTTCTGAGAGGGCTGGGCTACCTGGCGCCACGAGCCTTTGATAGCGCACGGAGGCCGGTAAGGATGGGCTGGCCGCGCTGCCGAAAACATAGATGCCATTCTTGGTAGCCCATAGCCCCTTTGTCTGCCCTGATGGGAGTGTTGCGAAGGGGGCGAATGCCTTTCGCTTTTCCACCTCGCCACCTCGGTTAATGTGGATGTTCTTTCCTACCGAGAGACTACCCTGTTGGGCAGTGATCCGGCTGCGGCGGGCGTCCAGTCCGCTCTTGAATGCGTTGACGAAGATAAATGCCATTATCGTGGGACTCTGATTGTCCAGTTTTTAGGGCGTGGTTGGAAGTCTGATTGCCCGTTCACGAACATCCGGTTTTGGGAGTGGCGCCCTTTCAGGCGGTTGTAGTGCGAGGTGGCGATCGAGAGCTTGAGTTGGGCGTCCGATGACTTGGCGCGGGCAAGCAACTCCGCGGCTGCTGTGAGGATCAGGAGGTTGGAGTCAAGCTCGCACTTGTCGCTGCTCGCCACCAGCGGTGCGAGTTGCTTCATCACGCGGAAGCGGATGCGCGTCGGATCGCTCGGCACCGGCCATATCTCAAACTGGTTGTCTTCCGCAAAGTCCCAGCGGATAGGTGTGGTTTCGGTCTCGCCCTCTTCTGGGTCTGACGAGTTGTAAAGGTCGGGCGTGATACCGAAATCCATCGGGCGCCAGGTGTCGTTGTCCCTCACCCACGCGCCAAAGATCCGACGCGAATCCACGTCGGTGTTGAAGGTGTAGGTGTTCTGGCCGGCGAGGATCTCTTCCTCGCGAAACACCTTAAGGTGAGGCCAGTCGAAGTCCTCGTAGTAGGTCTCCTGTATCCGCTTGAGCATTTGACGGATACCAGGCAGAGCGTCAACGCCCATCGCCAAATCGGTGGAGTCGCCGATTTCCGCCCGCACGGCGGTGACGAGTTCATCTAAAGTGAGGATGGGCATGGCGCAGGCTGGTTAGGCGTCGAATGGGGTGATGGATTTTTTGGATGACTTCTTCGTGGGCGCCGGCTCTTCTTCAGGGGCCGAGGGTTCCTCGGTGGCGGCCTCTTCAGCTACTGGAGCCGCTTGGGCAATGCCGCCGTATGGATCGGTTTCCTTGAAGTCGATTGCATCGAAGGTGTCCGGTAGAGTGAGGTTGAATCGGTTGGCTCCGAATGCGAGTGCCACGACTTCATCGCCGTAGCAGCGAGTGAGGCGGTCGCATTCAACTTTGGCGGTGAGTTCACCACCTTCCAGTTTCCGAAGCGTGCCTGGGACACGAGTGACCGAATGGTGACCATGGCCGGCCATGAGCACGATGACTTCTGGAACTGTGACGCCTTCCTTGAGGATGACGGTATCATTTGAGCCGCCGATAGCGACTAGGACTGAGCAGGTTTGCATATTGTGGATTGATGTTGGTGTTGTTGGTTTGACTGAAAGAGTGAGGCAAAGGAGGGGCTGGCCGAAGCCAACCCCTCCCGCGAGTGCTTAGGCGATCGAGTAGACGCCGGAGCTGTTGAGACGTTTGGCGGTAAGACCACCAGTCCAAGTCATCGAGCGGTAGAGAGCGTACTTGTTCTCTGGGCGCGCGGGGGCGTGGACCTTGTTGTCTTCACCTTCCATGACGTAGCCGCAAATGGCGTCCGAGTCGATCATGTAGCAGCGCTTCGAGTAGTCGATCGCGTTGCCCATGATGCCTTGGAGGTCATCGAGGGTTGGGTCATAGACGAACGTGCCGATGCCAGTCACCGTCACGCTAGGCGAGGCGATGTTCTTGGAACCAGCAACACCGCTCTGCGAGTAGAGCGACTTGGAGGCCACCTCTTTTTCGAGGGCATCGAGGAACTTCGATCCGCAAAGGATGAGGTTCGGCTTGCCACCGTAACGGGTGAGCTGGCGCACTTCTTGGCGAAGAGTCTGGGTCAGGTTGTCCGATCCAGCGCTGATGCCGAGGTTGGTGCGGTTTCTCCACCAGGTGTTGGTGACGCGGGACAGACCGCCGAGCGTGCCGGTGGTAGGTGCGTCAACAATGAAGGCAAGGAGACCAGGGCTTTGCTTGCCGGAATCCTGTGCTCCATCGCGCCAGAACATCTGGTTCATCTTGCGGCTCCAACCTTCGCTCATCGAGCTGAGTTTGTGCTCAAGGAGGTTGGTCAGGGCGGTTTGCTCGCGGCCAGAGACCTTGGTGGTTTTCTCACCAAAGGCGCTGTCAGCAACGCTGATGCCATCCTGCTTCAACTCAGTGAAGGTCACGCTGATACCGGCGTGAATTTCAAAGTAGTCGTAGTTGGCGCGTTTGACTGCATTGGGGTTCTGGAAGGTGACGGAATCGTCAAAGGAGAATCCCTTGAAGAAGTTTGCGTCGCTGTCCAGGTATTCACCGACCACAGGGATCGAGATTTTTCCTTTGCCGCCTGGGAATGACTTCTGCTTGCCGCGGATAGCGGAAAGGAGAGGCTTGTCTTGAATGGTTTGATCGAAAGCGTCGCCCTTGATGTAGTAATCCAGAGCGTAGCTTGCAACCGCGTCCATTTGTGCTTGGGTAAGTGCCATAATGATTTGGTTCGTTAGGGGTTATGAGTTGAGAGCAAGTTTCACGGCATCGTTCAGGTTTTTAGGCTGAGGTTTTGCGTGGCTTGCTGATTGCGTGGAAACGGGCTGCTTCATGGCCACCCGCTTTGGCAGCACGTTGGAGAGGATCTCGGTCGCTTCCTTGAGGGCAGCTTCGGCAATAGCCACGGCTTCCTGCGGGTTGCGAGCGGGGCGCTCCATGTGCGCGAGTCGGATGTTCTTGAAGACGAGCGCCTTCTTGGCTTCATAGTCGGGATCGCGTGCCGCGACCTGCTGCTCCCATGTTTCAACTGCACTTACGATCTGCTGATGAGAGTTTCGCTCCGAGATGACTTTCTGGTTTTCCAGTGCCTCTCTTTGCTGGTGCTCTTGAATTGCAACACGAGCGCGAGCCATTGCCAATTCCTTGGCGGCGGATTCGCTGATGTCGCCCTCTTCAACCATCCGGCTCACATCTTCCGGCAGGGTTTCGCCTGCGAGAACGTTGAGAGGCTCAATGGTCTTGAGCAGCATTTCTCTTGCTTTCAACGGGTCATTTTTCAATGCCGCCATGATCTCGAATCCTTCATTGACTTCTTCGGGGGTGAGCCCCGTCTGGGTCATGTAGTCTGAGATCGCACGGAATTGGGTAGCGTCGGCTTTGTGTGCTTCTGCTTCGGCCTTAAAGGCGTTCTTTTCCCTGATTACCGCTTGAAAGCGTGGGTGCTTGTGAAACGGGAGCTTCTCGTCGTCCTCCGGCTTTGCTTCGTCCTTGCTGTCAGGTTCGTCACTCGACGGCTGATCTGCTGGTTTCTTGGCGTCGCTGGATTCGGGAGAATCCGATTCTTTGGCCTCCGAGCTGGACGGGGCTTCGGCCTCGGTCTTCTCCACCACGTCTTTCACGAGGTCGAGAAGGGATGAGGGTTTTGCGTCCTCGGGTGTGACTGCGAGCGTTTCAGTCGTTTGCTCTGCGCTCTGTTCGATTACAGCATCCGTCGATTGCTCGTTGGATGCTATGTCAAGGTCTGGTGCGTGGTCGGAAGACGAGTCCGACGCTTCATTGATCGTCATGCTGGTCAGTGTATGGTGGTCGCCCTACACTGTCAACATATTCATCGGACAAAAATTCGTCAGTAAAGTATTACTGCATTAGTATTCCGCCGGCTATCTGCGGCAGGCTGGAAGGTGGCCCGCTTGGCGGCGGCCCCTGCGGCGGAGCCTCTTCATTGTCGGCGCCACCCTGCGGTTCAGTGCCTTCCTGCGGTGGCCCGCCCTGCGCGCCACCCATCAACTTGCTCATTACGTTCTGCGCAATGATGGACGGAAGGCCGGAGGCGATGGCGTCAGTTGGGTCAATGCGATCGTCCAGCCTTGTGATGAGCTGCTTCACCAGCCAGTCGGGGCGAACGCCAGGGATCTGGAGCAGGAGCGGCGTAATGCGCTCGATGTTGGCCACCTCGGCGGCCTTGTTCGGGCGACCGGAGGATCCAGCTTCAACCTCAAGTAGAAGCTCGTCAGCGATCTCCTGGTTGGATAGCGACGGCCACACGGCGCCAGGGCCGACGATCTTCATCACCGTCTCGTTGGACATCTCCATGAGTAGGATTTGCCCAGCCGATCGACTCAGCTCGATCATCATGTCGTCGAGGTCATCGACGTTGGAGGCAAGTGCCACGGTGCGGTTCTGTTCCGCAATCGAGTCGCCAGTAGCTGTCACGCCGCTGGACGCGGTGCCGATGCTAGAATCGGACTGCCCAACCACCCGAAGAAGATCCTCGAAAAGCGCGGACGTGTCGTAGAGGGCGGCGTCGATCGGTGCGTGCTGGATCGGCTGGAGTAGGTTGTTGACATTGCCGTTGGGCGGTAGCGCGTTGAGCGTGATGACCGCATTGGCGGGGCGGTTCTTCAGCTTCTCCACATCCTCTTCGTCGAGCTGGCCGGCGGCCACCGCGGTGGCTGGGCGGTTCGCGATGCGGTGCTGGCGCAATCCCTCGCGCGACCGGTTGTATTCCTTCTGGATGGGCTTCAGGAGGTGGACGTCGCTGCGCGGGTAGATGCTGTTCTCGTTCTCAGCTTCGTTGAAGATGAGCGGGAAGATCGGCCAAAACCGCTCAAGCTGGATAGTCGGCTGCTGGGGCTCGACGATGAAGTCTTCATATCCTTCCGCGATCACGCAGGTCTGGCCGGCGGTCTTATCCCACACCACCCAAACCTTCACGCCATCGACCTTGCGGTCCCTCTTGCTGCCACCATTGGTGACGGATTCCAGCTTCTCTCTGAGCCCAGGGATGCCATTCTTCGTGCTGGTATCGTAGGACGTGGCGGACCCCGAGGTGGACAGGTCAACACCGTAAATCTCTTTGATGTCATCGACGGTGAGAACGTACTCCTCGGCAATCCACCTGGCGCCGATAAATGTGCGAAGGTGGCGGCAGGCTGGATCGACGATGATTGAGGTGGACGATGGGAAGTCAAAGACGAGTCCTTCGCGAACGAGCTGCTGTTCGCGGCTCTGATAGTCCTGGAGCTGGAGGCGGAGCTGTTCCAGCTCTGGGTTGCCGTCTTCCAGCTTGTCATCCACCTTGTCGGCGGTGAGGCGCTCGATCATGCTGATCTGCTCGGTGAGGCCATTTATGCGCTCCACGTCCTCCGGAGTGCGCTCCATGATGCGCTGGAAGCCGATCTTCACAAAGCCCACGCCAGTGGTACAGACGCGGCGCACAAGTGCCTTCATCTGGGTTTTGAATGGCGGAACCTGCTGGTTAAGGGTGTAATCGTAGAGAATGCTGAGCGTGTCACTCACTTTCTGGAGCATCTGCTTGCGGCTCACGCCCTGAGACACATCCTCAATAAGCGAGAGGGTTTGCGGGGGCATAGGCGCGCCGGCCTGCATCGCCATTTCCATCGCCTGCTGAATGCCGGTGAGCTGATCCACCGATCCATCCCATACCTTGAAGTCCATAGTCTTGCGACGGCGAACAATCACCTTCGGGTTCTTGGCGTAGAGCGCGGCCACGCGCTGGTTGATGTGCCGCTGGATGATGTTGGCGGTGTACTTGTCATCGTCCTCGACACCTTCCCACTGGGCGCCGGTGACGAAGCCCTGATCTTCCTTCATGCGATTAAAGTCGTCTTTCCAGTGGGCTTTCGCTTCCTGTATCTTGCCTTGCCATTTTTTGACCAGCGCCGATCGGCTCGCATCAATCTCCGGCTTCTCGCGCAGCATACCGCTCTTGACCGCCATCTCGGTGGTCGTTGGTTCAATGCTGTCTTCTGGTGCTTGAAATTCTTCGGTCATGGCTTCTTGAGTATTGGAGAGAGTGGTACTGGTTCGGGGAAGTATCGCTGGGTGAATCGGCTGGCTTCAGCTTTAAGTGACGGGTCTGAAAATGGAACATCTCCGACGATCTGCCTTGAAACCAGCGACTCCTTGAAAGCCCTGTCATTCCTGAGATACGGGTCGGATTCTTTGTACGCGCCTTCGCGGTATTGCTGCATTTCTGGTGTTATCGCAAATTGAGGGTTGTAATTCACCTCGCTCATTTTGTGCCTAGCCGCCTCGATTTTCGTAAGCCCTTGCCTATTTTCCGGCAAATACATGAGCGGGTTGTACGTGTTCACCACAATCGTTCTTGGATCTGATGTGTGCGAGCCATTTTCACCAGCGCCCATTGCCATTCCAGCGACATGAGGGTTGTTTTTCAGGTACTCGACAACCCCAGTTCCAGCCTCACGCGGCGTAACCACGGGGTAGCCATGCGCCGTCTCGACGGGGTACTGCATGCTCGGCGCATCGCGCGGCATTTGCATTGCTTGTCTGAAACCTGGACTACACATGGCTGTCTGGTGGTTAGTGTATGTTGTTTATCAGAAACCAGCAATAGTTTTTGCTTGCGCTTTGTAGCGGGCCTCGATGTCGGATCGGTGCTTCACCCAGGCCAAGGTGCCGGTGGCCGGCTCCGCCTTCTTGCGTACTGGGCTGGTGGCCGTGGTCATGCGCCCAAGCCCAAGGCCGACATAGGCCAGGGTGTCCACGAAGTCATCGTGCTTGCCGGATGGGAATGTGAGCATCTGGTGACGGGCTGCCTCCCACCACGGGGCGAAGCCAGGGAAGCGCACCTTGCCCATGGCCATGCGGCCACGGATCGCCTGCGCCCGCGTCTGCTTGTCCTTGACCGGAACCACCTCGTCGATCGCGCAGTAAATCTGCTCCTCCTGCATTCGCTTGCGCAGGAACGGGCCGATCGACTTGGAGATATGGCCGCGCTCCGCCCACCATATCAGCGGCTTGTGGCGTGCCATCATTTCGAGCATGGCGTC